TTGTTTCTTTCGTTTGTTTGTTTGTGTTTTGTGGTTGTGGTTACCGGCCGTTGGTTGGTTGGTTGGTTGGTTGGGTTGGTGGTGGGTTGTGGTTGTGTGATTGTTTCTTTCGTTTGTTTGTTTGTGTTTTGTGGTTGTGGTTACCGGCCGTTGGTTGGTTGGTTGGTTGGTTGGGTTGGTGGTGGGTTGTGGTTGTGTGATTGTTTCTTTTGTTTGTTTGTTTGTGTTTTGTGGTTGTGGTTACCGACCGTTGGTTGGTTGGTTGGTTGGTTGGGTTGGTGGTGGGTTGTGGTTGTGTGGTTGTTGGTTGTGTTGGTTGGTTGTTGTTGTTGGTTTGTTTTTTGATTGTCAATTTTTGTGTTTTGTTTTTTGGGCGTGTTGTTTTTTGTTTTGTTGTATTATGGGGTTGTTGGTCAAGGAAAGGAAAAATAAAATGTTTAGAATTAAGGCCGCTGTCGTTGAGACTGAGGATAATTTTCAAGTTGTTTTTGTTGATTCTGGGGATGACCCGGTTCTCTATAAGGCTCTTGGTGGTGTTGATGTTGAGGCGACTCTTCGTGCGACTCTTGGGTATGTGTATGGTGATTGTGATTTTGAGTGTGTGTGTTGTTATGAGTGTGGTGGTTGGCATGTGTTTGATGTTGAGGTGATTGATGACGTTGAATGATAAATAAGTTGAGTGAGTGATAAGGGAAGGAAAAATAAATGGCTACTTGGAAGTTTGAGTATATTGTTAATACGGTTGACGTGCATGATCTGTTTCAGGAGGTTGTGTTGCGTTGGGCGCGTGTGGATAGGTGTGAGGAAGGTGGTAGTCGCCGGTTTGCTGTTATGAAGGATTCTGGTGATTACTTGGAGGCTGCGATAAGTGCCGCAATGTTGACTATAGGCGCTTTGTGCCCGGGTTTGATTCTCGGGATGCGGGACTTGTATCGTGATGGTGATTCGTATGCGTCGTTTTTGATTACTGCTGATAAGAAGGAGTGTTGATATGTGGTATTTTACTGTTACGCCTGATGATTTTACGGTTTTTGAGCTTACGTCTGAGTATGTGAGCGTGAGTGGCCCATGTCCGGCGGATACGATCAAGGAGGCGTTGGATGGTGTGCTTGATGTTGTTCGTCGTGTGTTTGCCGGATTTGACGTGTCTGTTGGCATTGCTTCTTCCTGTTTTGATTGGGATGGCGTGTTGTCCGGTGTTGTTGAGGTGCGTTTCCCGTTTGATGAGGTGGTTGATGATGGCAAATGATGAGGTTGTGGCCGTGTTTCAGTCTTCGCTTGAGGGCGGTGATGTGCGGCTGGTGTATTGTCCTCATAGGCGGGTGTATGAATTGCGGTATGCGGTGTCAATGCGGTCCCAGGCTGGTGGTCGCCGTTGTTTGGTTTGGTCGGCTGTGACGTTTGATGCGTGTGATTACGCGCAGGTGGCTCACATGCTGGTTGATGCGAGAGCGTTGGCTGATACGGCGTTGGTTGAGAGGTGTTGATATGTGTGACGTGTTTGTTGCGGTGGCTCATCCTATTGATGAGGGTGAGCCGATTGTGGAGATTGGGTCTGCGTCTTCGTATGGCGGGGCATCCGAGTTGGCTTGCGAATGGGCGAGGGATTTGAGGAATGTGAGGAATGTTTTGTGGATTGGTGTGGAAAGAAGGCGTGATGTTTAATCGCGGTAATATACGTGTGCCATTGTATCAGCGTCGTAATTTTGATGACGCGATCATGGGGTCGCCGCGTGTGCGGAAGGCTTTGAGGGGTCATGTGCGGGAGCTTGGCTTGCGTGAGTTCGATGCTGGGTATGGTGATTTTGAATCCTGTTGCCGCGCGGTGAACATGCTATGCGAATTATGGCAGGAATCATATAGCCCATGGTTTGGCGAGGCGATTATCGCGGTGTGCCAGATTTGCAGATTGTTGCATGCTGAATCGCGATTGTCTGGTGTGTTGATGCTTACTGTTGACGTGGAGTATCTGGATGGTTCGATCAATGCGCCTAATCTGATTGCGTGGTGTGCGGTGTGTGCGGTCAAGGGCGGCTCGTCATATGATTGTTGCTCCGTGTTTGACAGCCGTGAGGCGCGTAATCTTATTACCTGCGTGTTTAAAAATTTTGACAGACTGGATATTACTCAATATAATGATAGTCAGTTGCAAGCGATTATGGAGGGGAGGTGATTATTATGGCCAAAGCTGATGTTTTTCGCACGCGCGTGTATGCGGTGCTCAAGGGCATGGAATTGGTTGATGGCGATTTTATGGCCGCCGAACATGTCGTGGACGGGCGTTTGAAGGACGAACGCGCGTATGCGGTTCGCGCCAAGAAGCTGTTCCCGCATTTCATTCCGCGTACTATTGAGATTTATTCTCAGCGCGTTTCGATGGATTTGGAGACGTTTTACAAGAATGCGACGTTTGAGAACCCGCAGAAGTGGAACCCAGGCGAGCATACAAACAAACAACACGCCGAAGTTGAAAATAATGACGGCATGTGATATAAAAGATTTAGGCGCAAAGCCTAGAAACAAAAACAACAAGGGAAGGATATACCATGACAGATAACAACAAGGCCCTCATGGCATTCAACACCGACAACGCCGAACTTGGCACTGTCCAGCACTTCATCGACACCAGTACATTCGAAGGCAAGATCAAGCTGTACAGCGCCTTGCAGAACTCCGAAAAACTGTCCGATCATCTCAACGAACCGTTGCACATGGTCAACGCGGTCGCCCTGTCCGTGCAGGTCACCGATGAGCAGACCGGCGAAGCATTCAATTCCGTGCGCGTCATCATTGTCACCGATGATGATAAGGCGTATGCAGCCACCTCCCCCACGCTCCTGGCGGGACTCAACACCATGTTCGGCATTTTCGGTACGCCGAACACATGGGAAAAGCCGCTCTCCATCAAGGTCGTGGAACGCCGCTCCCGCCGAGGCTACAAGTTCTATAGCATCGAACCGGCAACCGAAGCCGATAGCAAGTGATGATATAATCATCATATCATCATCCTGATGCCGAAAGCCCCTCCCCCAATCAAGAGGGGGGGGGGCTTTTTCATCCCATGAAGGAGCTTGAAGCATGACCAAGAAGCGTAACAGGCGCGGGCATGTAAAAGCCCGGCAGGCCGCACAGGCGCGCGCCGCCCGCAACATCAAACAGCTCGGAGCATACTCGCACTCGAATCTCGCGAAAACCGCCGACCAACAATTGGTCAACATCGCCAAAACACTCGGCAAAGAATGGGAACGACAGAAACAGCAGACCATCACGCAGGCGAAAAACACGCCCTACCATGCTCTCACCGCGGAACGTCCAACACGAAAAGACCTCATGTTCGCAAGCCGCGCGCCCATCGCAGATGCGCAGATCAACGCGGAACCCATCCCAAAACGCCGCAAACTGCTACGCCAACAGCAACGCCGCATCAACGACGCGCGGCAGAAGATAAACGCCTGGAACAAGGCGCAGGCCGCACCGAAGAAAAGCGTATACGAGCAACGAGTAGATGAAATCAGAGGCGTCACCGGCGAGAGCTTCGGCCGCAACCAGATAATCCCCTCCAAACTCACTGATTTTTTGCAGATGGAGAATGTGCTGGCGGATGAAGCGTTTGTCCGCGCCCAACTGAAGGGCGGACACCGCAACGAGCTGCTGGACCAAATGCACGACGCCGCCGAAATACTCGGCCTACGCACCGAACAGACCAAACCGCAATCGTCGGGGAAACGGAAACCGCGCGGTCGAACCGGTCTCCCCTATGGCGAAGAGCACGCATTCCCGTCCTATATGAGTCGGGGCCGGTATGAGGTGTTTGAAAAAATACTGGGAGCTACGCTCGGGTCGAAACGACTGAAACAATTCCGAAAACTGACCGACGCCCAGAAGCGAGCGTTCGTCGAACAAACCGACGCCCCCCGCGCCGTATTCCAATGGGACGATTACGACCCAGTGTCGCACAGGTTCCGACCGGTATTCCGCGATGACGGCGAAGGGTACCGGCGCAGCCGCCGCCAGTTCGACAGATGGTTGGCCGAAGCCGCGGTTTTGGCGTGACAATTGAAACGAATCAAGGGAAGATGATATATCATGGCTTGTGGTGATAGGGTCGGCTTGTGGTGCGCCGACAATACCATACGGTTTTTGGACGGCACCGTGATAGTCGACGCCAATACTCCACGTGATCTGCTGTCACAGGTCATGGGGAGTGGCAGGCTCACGGTATACGTCCCCGACCCAACCATACTCAACCCGTTTATCGCCCACGTCGTACACACCCTGCCTCACAACGAGCATCGCGCAGACATGAGCTGGGATGGCATCATCTCCAAAAAAGGCAAGTTTTTCGCGTTTTCCGTCCGCATCGATCGAAAGAATTCGGTGCGGTTTTATGACGTCTCGAACCTGCTGAGAGAGAATTGCCGTGTGACCATGGCCGACGCCGACCTACTGGAGGCGTTGGACGAGTACGACAGGCGCGGGTTATGCAAAGTCACGGCAGGGGCTGTCAGCATGCAGGCGTTCGCCGGCGGCGACTGGGAATGGTATAACGACAAATTCCCTCAACTGGAAGCCGAAGACAAGAAGTCATTGCACGAAGCGTACATCGGCGGCCTTATGATCGCACGGGAAGGCATGTACGACAAGGCCGTTGATGTTGACTGCAATAGCATGTATCCCGGCATCCTCAGGGATGAATGGCTGCCATGGGGCATGCCCGAACCGTATGACGGCAAGTACGTGCAGGATGATGACATGCCGTTGCATTGCGATGAGATCACGTTTCGTGCGGAACTCAAACCCGACGGCTACCCGTTCTTGGTGGATAATCGAAGCGTGTACGGCTGCGATCGCCTCACCTCCACGCGCGGCTACATCACCAAAGTATTGACCGATGTCGATCAACGACTGTTGCGCGAAAACTATGAGTTGAGCGTCTACAGGCATGTGCGCGGATGGAAGTTCCGCCGAAGCAAAGGGTTTTTCCGTTCGTTCGTGGACGAGTGGGGCGAGCTGAAACAGCATGCGACGGGTGAGCGCAGGCGTATGGCGAAACTTATCATGAATGCTCTGGTGGGTAAAATGGCGAGCCTGCCCAAAGGCTCCGTCCTGCTCCCCTCATCGCCGGACGGCGTAACGTTGGATTGGGATGTCACGCAACGTGACGGGTCGAACCTGCGCACCGATTATCTGCCGGTCCCCGTCTGGGTCAACGCCTACGCCAGGTCAAGGCTTATGCACGTGTGTCGTGCGAACGCGGACCGGGTACTGTATGCGAACACGGATGGGTGTATCCTGTCCGGCTGGGAGACGGTCGAATCATGTGACATCCATCCCACCGAGATCGGCAGATGGAAAATTTCAGCGCGCTACGAGAAGCTCACTATCCTCGGTATCAACCGGTATCAGGGTTGGCGTGATGATGGGGATGTTGACATATGCATGGCGGGTAGTCTGTTCACGCGGCCGATACCCTACGAGGATTATCATCATGGGATGCATGTGGTGGATGATATGGGCACGATGGTCGTGCTATAATCATCATGTCCTCCGAGCGTTGATTATCGACTGGGATGAGACACGGGCGGGCCACCACGGCTGAAACGCCGCCGCCCCTGATAGCCGTCACCGTGGTTGGTGACGCCCTACGATTATCGGATCGCGCTCTCATGGGACATTCCGGACCCACCGTGATTGGTGGGTCACTTTATAAACACACGGCGTGATATAATTATCAGGACAATAATCAATCAATTGTAGGGAGTTGTTATGGCAGACCCGGAAAACAATAATGAAGAAACCACTCCGCCTCCGACCCGGGAAGAACGGCAGGTGGAAACCGTCAACGACCCCACGCCCGAACCTGAGCCCGAGCCCGAACCGGAATCCAACCAGCCGGACGTGAGCGTCCGACTTGACGTGATCGAAAAGGAATTGGCCGCGTTGAAAGCCATGATGGACACACTCGGATACAACGACGCCGCCGCCGCTCACGACAATGATGATGATGACCATGATGGTGTCGCCGACTCCATCGAAAACCTGTTCGACTAACCAAACCAATCAAAGAAGGTAAATAATGGCTGACATTCGACCGTTGGCAGGCAAGGGCGACGTTGAGATCTACAACGCGGTCCGCAACGCCTGCTCCCCCCAGTTCCAAATTCGCGTTCCCTCCGCCACGCAGGGTAATATTCGCAACGCGGTGGACAACATGCGCAACTACCCGTACCTGCGTGATGAGTTCACCGGCGTCCTGATTCAGCGACTCATCGGCCTGTATATTCAGCACGCGGACTGGGATGACCCCCTGAAGCTCGTCGGCTCCCCACGCACACTCAAACGATACGGGTCCACCTACGAGCAGGCCGCCGTCGGCCTCGTGCAGGCACGCACCCGCAACTTCAACAAGGAATACCTTGGCGATGACATATATGGCCGCTACAATGTGCCCACCGCCTCGGTGTTCCACCCATTGACGTTCGACCACTATTACCCCGTCACCATCCCGGAAGACGCATTGCTGACCGCGTTTGACGGCGAAAGCGGCATGTCTAACTACATCGCGGAGATCATGAACGCGCCGATTCTGTCCGATCGTAATGACATGTATGTCATGAAGGTGCAGACATTTGCAGAATACGCGCGCAAGGGCGGCTTCTATCGCGTCCACACCGCCGACGTAGGGGCCGCGAACTCCAGTGAAGCGGACGCCAAGAGCCTGTTGCGTCTCATCCAGCAGACCGCAAACGAACTCAAGTCACTCCCCCTGAGTGCCATGCCACGCTATAATGCGATGAGCTGGACCACTCCATGGCGTGATTCGGAAGCCATCCTGTTCGCCACCCCGCAGGTCATCGCTGCATTGAACGTGGAAGCATTGGCTGCCGCCTTCAATATCGACAGGGCGAACGTGCCGTATCGCATCATCCCCATCCCCGAGGACATGTTCGGCATCGGCGGCACCGGCGGCAAAGTCCAGGCCGTGCTCGCTTCCGAGGATTTCTTCTTCCAGTGGGATGAAATGCTGGAGACCACGAACAGCCCGGTCAACCCGATCGACGGCACCCGCAACATTTTCTACAAGCATCGCGGCTCCATCACCCCGAACCCGTTTGCGAACGCCGTCCTGTTCTGGACCGGCGAAGGAAGCCGAACCGAAACGACCGTGAACCCGGATATGCTCACCACCTCAAAGCCCGCGTTTACGATCAAGGTGAAGAAGTACGGCCAGTCTGCCGTCACCCCGCAGAACGTGTCCCGTGGAGACCTGGTGCAGGTCGAAGCCACCATTACGAGCGCGAACAAGGCGACCGCCTCGTTCCAGCCCGTCGGCATCAAGTACATGCTGGAGGGGGCGACCAGCCAGTTTACGGTCATCGACAATGACGGCATCCTGCACTGTGGATTGGATGAGACCGCAGAATCGCTGAAGGTCACCGCGCAGGCCACGTACATCAACCCGGCGACCCCGGAGATCGATCAGACGGTTTCCGCCGCACTCGATGTCCCCGTGGTCGGCACATGGGTGGGCGGCATTAAAATCGGAGCCCTCAACGCTCTGACCATCACGCCCGAAACCGTCACCGTCAAGGCCAATGAGAGCGTCAAGCTCACCTGCATGGCAGTCAAAACCGACGGCACAAAACTCGATGTCAGCAACCTCGCCAACTGGAGCGTCAACTCGAACGCAACCATCGACAAGACCGGAAAGCTCACCGGCACGAGCGCAGGGTCGGCGAAGGTCACCGTGAAATTCGCGGGCGCGACCGCCGAAAAAACCGTCACCGTCACCGCCGCCTCGGTTCGCTGACATGTGACCGAAACACGGTAAAATGGGTGTGGAGATTCGATTCTCCACACCCATTCTTTATATATATAGGGAGTAATCATGACAGCCAATGACCTGCCCATTAATTTTTCGTACGCGAAATGGACGCCAAACACCCGATTCAAGTTGTGTAACGTGCCTTGGGATATGGGATATCGTGATATCGTGACATGGGACAAACAGACCCAGCGATCATATTTCGACCGGTTGGAGGGAGTTGAATTCGCCGACTGCACCATGGCCAAATACGGCCTGCCGGTACGATTGCCCATCCCATTCGCGCAAGCCAGTCGATATAATTATCTCATCGCCACGAACGACTACGATTTCGACACCCCACGCAGTTGGTATTATTTCATCCAAACCTGCGATTACATCAACGCCAATACCACGCAACTCAACATCCAATTGGACGTGTGGCAAAGCTTCCAGCACGACGTCACCCTGGGCAATGCGTATGTGGAGCGAGGGCACGTGGGCGTGGCCAACGAAAACCAGTGGCATGACTACGGCAAAACCTATCTTGATCTGCCCGAGGGATTGGACACCGGCAAATGCACGGTCCTCACCGCCGAAACCTGGAAACCTCTGATGAGCGCGGGCAATGGTGTCTCATACGGGTTCGGCGTGCTCATCATCTCCACAACCAACCTCCTACGCAACCCTGGAAGCAAGGACAATCCCACCGTCAACTCCGCCCTCGGCAGTATCTTCGAATCACAGGCCAATGGCACCGAAGTCTACTATCTCAACAACCCATGGGACATGTTCAAAATTTTCGAGGCCGGCACCGACTGCCCGTGGGTCACGCAGGGTATTTGCGGTATCTACGCAGTACCACCCATGCCCGACGCCCTCCTACGGACCCATGGGGCGGAGGTTACGGACATGTTCGGCAAAAACGCAGGATTCCAAGGCAAATGCTGGGTGCTGAAGGGAGCCGCCCTCAACAGTGCAGACCGATACACGGATATCATCAACCTCAAAAACTTCCGCGACGCATTCCGCCTGCCCGACCGGTATCGTCACCTCAAAAAATTCCTCACCTCCCCATACGCCTACATCGAATGCTCCTGCCTCAACGGCACGGTCATCACATACGAGCCGGAGCAAATCCCGTCCGCCGACCTGACCATCCGAGAGGCATGGAATTACGCGCCACCCTCGCCCCGCCTTAACTTCTACGCACGCGGCTATCACGCGGGCTCGCTGGGCGACCGGCAACCATTGCCGGACGGCAAAGGGCTGCCCATCGACACGGGCGAAATGCTCAACGCCAGTTTCGGCATCACGAACTTCCCCACGTTCATGGCCGTCAACAATGGCAGCGCGTTGGCGTTGGCCAACAGCGCATACACACGCCAATACGCGGAACAGTCCGCTGGCTGGGCGTACCAGAAAACCCAGATGGGCGTCAACAACGCCTACGCGCAAGCCCAACTCGGCACCCAATACGCCAGCCAACAAAACCGGCTAGGAGCCTCGAACCGCAACACCATGAACGCGATAAGCAACCAAAGCGCGCAAATGAGCACCGACCTCGCGTTGAAAAACCTCGGATTCAACAATCAAATGAATCAGATCAACACGCTCGGCTCGGGCGCGCTGAACGCGGTGGGCTCCGCCGCCACCGGCAACATGGGCGGTGTCGCCGGAGCCGTCGCGGGCGCGGCGATAGGCGCATGGACCAACCAGCGCACGTATGACAATAATGTGTCATCCGCCAACCAGCAGTTGGCGAACACGCAGGCCACGAACAATGCGAGCACGTCACAGGCCAACGCATACGCATTGGCGCAAACCAACCTCGGCAACCAGCAGACCATGCGGTTTGCCGACATGAACCGACAACTTGCGATGGCGACCGCGCAGGGTGATTACCAGAACACGATCGCCGGCATCAACGCGCAGGTCCAACAAACCCAAACCGTACCCCCCACCACATCAGGCGCATTGGGCGGCGACTCGTTCAATCTCGCCAACGGTCTGATCGGCGTCATGGTGCGCTTCCGCCAAATCTCGCCCGCCGCCATGCAGGCGATAGGCGAGGTATGGTTGCGGTACGGGTATTACGTACAACGATTCATGCGACTGCCGACAAATCTGATGTCGATGTCTAATTTCACGTATTGGAAACTCCATGAACTGTACGTGCGGTCCAGCACCTGCCCGGAGGAATACCGGTTGACCGTCAAAGGCATTTTTGAAAGCGGCGTGACCGTGTGGGCCGACCCGGACAAGATCGGCGTCACTGATTATGCGGACAATACGCCATTACCTGGCATCGCCTACTGATTGATATAATAGGGGGAGCGAAAAACTCTCCCTATTATCGTCAGGATGGTATATATGGGCAAACGTAATAACGCGCGCAAAGCGTCACATTGGGATAATCAAAGCGTATTGGGCTCCATGTGGGGTAACCTCAACCTGCCCGAACTGCGTCAATCATTGAGAATCAACCAGTACATGAAACTGATCGAGATGCTCGCGGTCAGCCGATTCAAATGGGTCAACCTCCCCCCCTATATTGACGAGCGATATCTGGAACTAACGTTATTCGAAAACGGTCTTGCCCTGTTTTTCCCCGATAAAAGACATAATGCGCACCGCTTTATGGTCACGTCCGGCAATATCGGCGGCGTCAACAATTACAACAACCCAACCACATTCAATCCCGTGGCCGCCGGATACTCGCATCCGAGCATCGGGAGCAAGGAATGCGTGCCCATCTGGGACAATCAACTCAGGTGCACGATGATTGACGTGATGTGGAATTACGCGACCCGCCTGGCCATCGCAGACCGGGCGTTGGACGTGAATCTCGATAACATCAGTGTACCGCTTATCATCGCCACATCCGAAACCAACAAGCTGACCGCGCAGAATCTCGTCAAGGCACGCGAAGACGGCGACCCGTATATTTATACGTATGATAGCGCGGACATCACCGGCATGTTCCGGACGTTCCCTAACGTCACCCCGTTTTTGGCGGATAAGATCATCACCACCAAAACGCAGGTTTGGAACGAGCTGGTCAACTATCTGGGCATCGACAACAGTACGACCGAAAAGAAGGAGCGTTTGCTGGAATCGGAGGTGACCGCCGGAAACAGTCGCACCAACGTGTTCCGGCTGAGCTATCTCAAAGCCCGCCAGCAGGCGTGTGACACCATCAACCGCCTGTGGCCGCAAATGGCGGACTTGGGAAAACCTATCGGAGTGGAATGGAATGACACCACGTCCGGCGGCCTGTTGGACGTGGAAGGAACCAAGGAGGAAGGATAAGGATAATGGTGCAGGATTTGAGCATGTACGCCATCAGAGACAATATGGCCGACTATACGCTGACGTTGGGCAATCTCATTGATCGAGGGTTCGACACGGACGAAAAACTCCATTTGAGCGCGCAATATTATCCGATTTTCGATGAGAATTATCGCGCGAAGCTCAACGAGAAAATCGTGGCGCATTACGCACTCCGGGAGATCGGAAGCGAAACGCCGCAAATGTTCGTGTTTTATCTGGGCCGTACCATGCGCGAGCAAATGGATTATTATAACCAATTATACGAATCCGCTCGGAAAAAATTTGACCCGTTTATTACCAGTGATATCAAGCAGTCCATGGACTCCAATAATGTCAACGAGTCGAGCGGCAGGTCCACGGGCACCCAGTCCAACCAGTCCACGGCCAACAGCACATCCGACACGACCGCCGACAACTCGTCCATGACGTTCAACAGCGAGTTCCCGCAAACCCGTATCGATGATTTTCGCAAATACGCGACCACCGCAAGCCAGACAGATTCGAACGGCAACACGCACACCGCGACCACACAGGACAGTACGGCCACCGCATCAAGCACGTCCGACACGGATTATGCGCACTCATCCGACAAAGGCAACAGCACATCACATACGATCGGGACCAGCGGGTCACAATCACAGTTGCTCTCCGACTGGCGCAACACGATGCTCAACATCGACATGATGGTCATCAGCTCGCTCGAAGACCTGTTCATGGGCGTATGGGGGAGCGGCGACAATATGACCAATATCCCGCAACCATACGGGACAAGCCTCGCCTACAATCTCGGCCATTGACGTGTATACTGGGATGAGATAGGAGGATATTATGGACGCAGGCAATCCGGTCATCACACCGTTACGCATCGACCCACGGCAACGGTATTTCACGACCGTGCAGCCATTCAGCTACCGCGATACGCTGACAGTATTGTATTACGTGCAGGATATCGCGGCCAACGTGGACACGCTACGAGAACAGTTGAATAATCTCGGCAAGGACAGTGAGGCTGACATTAATGAGATCAAACAGCTCGTCGCCGGATTCGATGAACAGCTCAAACGCCTCAACAAGGCGTTGGACGACCTTGAAAAACAGGTCGGCCAGTACGAGGACAGCGACCTCATCTACAATCCCACGCGAGGCCAATACGAGGATTCCAAACATGTGACCCGTGACATGTATCGCGAACTCGCCGTATTCGGGGCGCGCGTCAACCAGATGGCGCAACTGGATGCGGCCACCGCATCCGCCTATACGACCCTCGAATTCGCGGTACTCGGCAACAAGATCATCTTCCATGATAACGAGCCGCGTATCACGCCCCGCGACACGAGGACGGAAGACGGGAAGCCGATTACGCCGCTTACCGTCGAAACCTTGGCCGGTGCCAGAGTGGATGAGTTGGGTTACGTCAAAGTCAAATAAATGAGCCGTCGCAACGAGAGGCCATCGGCCATCAACCAGCGAAACATGATGAGACAAACGAGACAAAGGAGAACCACATATGACCGGCATCGACGAACACGGCGATGACAGGAGAACAACCGCATTGGATTACGCCGCATATGACGCGACACGTCATTGGGGGCTGCCGCTCTACAATGACACGACCCCATTGGACATGCGCGACGGCTTCAACAAGGCCATGCGTATGCTGGATCAAATCCTCACACAAATCAACACCCAGATCGAAGAAAGAGAGTGCGGCCAGCAATGAGCACCGTATACGAAAAAACCGACAACTATGGACTGAACCTATATGGAGACAACGACCCCGCCGATCTACGTGATGGATACAACGGGAGCATGCGCGCCGTAGACAAGGCGCTCAAACAGCATCTTGATCGAGTCGGCAACGACGAGAACGTAGTCAAAACCCTTCTGGGCGACAACTCCACACAAAAAGCCGGCGAGGCGAAAGACAAGTGGGATGCCGCCGCAACGGACGCAGCCGCCGCCAAAGAAAAGGCGGATAGCAACGCAGGCTCCATCGCGGTCCTCTCTGGCAGGCTTGGCGCATTCGAGGCCAAAACCAAAGTGAAATACGATAGCATCCTGGCCGTCGGAGACAGCATTACATACGGCACAGGCACCAGCTCCCCGGGGCGAGACAACTGGGTCAGACATCTTGCGGGATTTACCGGGGCCAATACTGTCAACAACCTCGCCATAAACAATACAGGCTTTATAGCTTCAGACTCAAGTCAGGGCAAATACAGCTTCAGGCAGCAACTGGAACAAGCAAAAAGCCAGGGCATCACACCTGAGTGCATCATTATAGCAGGGGGCATTAACGACGCATGGAGCAGCTCGGCCGACGATGTCAGAAACGCCGCGCACAGTACGCTCGAATACGCGGCCACAAACTGGCCTGATGCATTCATATGGTATATTCCATCTCCGATAGCAAGATGCATCGCATACAACGCGGCCAAACGGAAAAATCTCGGTATCCTCGAAGCTTTAGTGAACGCCGCGAACGGGATCGCGGGGGTGAAGACGATCCCGTATGCATGGGAATGGCTTAACCCGATAGACGGCATTTCGGGAGACGGCATACATCCAAACGACACCGGAGCAAGGATGTTTGCCGAGTTCGCATACCGGTCAATGCAGGGCGAAACGGTACGCGCCAACCGAAAAGAGGAAAAGATAACCCCTGTGGACGAAAGCAAATTCCGAGAAAATGAATTATATGTATCCGTCGACAACGGTTTTTGTAAAATATGCGGCAGGATTGGAATTCAGAAAGAATTGGCTGCATTTGAAAAAATATTTCAACTCCCCTCCGGGTTCAACTATAATGCACTACTTGCGGGGATGGTCAGTGACGCCCCGTCGACGAATAACGTATACTACCCTTCCAGCAATGATGGAATCGATATCAGCACATACCAGACACTGCCGCCTTCTCACACTATCTACGCGAATAGCAGGTGGCAGATCGGCGTGAGCTAACGCAATACCGCGGACCCTCAACGCCATAGGCGCTGAGGGTCCGCAAGCAACGACAACCACACACGACAAACAAGATCGCATTATACAATCATGCCAGTCACTTTTACGCAATGGATAGAACAGACCAGGGACCGGTATTGGGACATGGACGGAGTCTACGGGGCTCAATGCTGGGACCTGTGGGCCAAATATTCCATGGACATGTACGGTATGAGCATACAGGACTGCATCACCCCCACCGGATTCGCGGGCGGCCTGTACACCGCCTACCCCGTATCCAAACGATGCGGACAAGTGTACGAGCGGATACCTGCGGGCGGATATAAGCCCGTGGCCGGTGATGTGGCCATATGGGGTTACGCGAGATACACGCCATCCACGCATGTCGCCATCGTAGCCGGAGATGAGGGCGTGAAAAACGGAGCGATCTACGTCATCACCCAAAACCCGGAAGCCAGCGTCCTTAAATGGCTCCCCGCCGAAGGGCTATTGGGCTACCTACATCCCCGCTCCATGCCCAAACCCCCTTCAAACAATTCCACTGGAGACAATAATCAGGGCCGGCCCGACACGGCGCGAGGCGGCGCATGGATACTCTGGCAGGGTGACAACCTGTACCTGCATGAGACCGACAACCATGGAGCACGCACCAGAGTATTTTATAAAAGCACGGCAAATAATTATGTAGAAAAAGCGTCTCAACAACAACCCGCCCCAGACAACGGGCAGGGCCGCCCCTCCACATCCGTCAGTTCGGAAAACTCCTACGCCCTATATGTGGTCGGCACCGTGGAGGCGGGGTTGCGATGGGATGCGGTGGAGGCCGCGAACCTACAGGGTATCGGTATCGCCCAATGGAGTTTCGGCCGCCGACTACAGGTATTGAACAAAATGCGTGAGGCAGATCAAACAGGATATGAGACATTCAGACAAGGAGCTCCACAGATCGCCGCATTGATGGAGCACAGCGGCGAGTTCACACGCCCGCTCACCTCCGGGGAGGCTACAGCGTTCCGCACATGGGCGGGACGAACCGAATCCCGGGAAGGCCAGCGCAAACAGTTCGCAGAAGATTATGCGAGTTATCCGAAACAGTATGATGATGATAAAATGCAGATACTATGGGTGACCGCCTACCACCAGTCACCCGCCAACGCGCTCAAAATCCCACACGCCTCGAATCTCGAACAGTTGAAAGCCAACATCTTGGCCACGTACCCGTTCGGGCCGTATACCAACAGGTATAATCAAGCCTATTCGCTCCTGTCCGTATGGGATGGCAAATCAAACCCGCCGGCATTCTAACAGGCCTTGTGATATAATAGGAGGCGTCGACCCGACAGACATCTTCCCTTGGTCGACCACACACACACGAGGGGAGGGTGATGGACGTCATGACATCACCCCACCCCTACTCGCAGGAAGGCAGGTGAGAAGGAACTATGGCGCTACAGTCGCTCAACGAAAACGACTATTATGACCTGCATAACCTGCTCACCCGCAACGCGCCATGGAATTTCATCATCGGCGCACGAGGCCTAGGCAAAACATACGCCGCAAAACGATACGGCATCAGGGGATACCTGAAGCACGGGTACGAGTTCATCTACCTACGCCGGACCGATGTAGAACAGCATCGCAAGGAAACATTCTTCAAAGACATTCAAGACCAATTCCCAAACTACGAGTTTCGCGTCAACGGCGAAAAAGGCCAGGTGCACAAAACCTCATGGGAGGAAAAAGACTGGCGGACCTGTTGCTATTTCATCGCACTCTCCCAAGCCGGAGGACTGAAATCAGTCGCCTACCCCAAAGTACACCTCATTGTTTTTGATGAAATTTTCCCCGATAATCTCCGGTTTTTAAGCAACGAGGTCAACAGTTTCTCAGAATTCTACAATACAGTAGACCGATGGCAGGACAGGGTCAAAGTCCTATTCCTATCCAACGCAGTGCAAAAAGCAAACCCATATTTCGCCAAATACCATCTCAACACCAGAACGCAACAAGACAATCAACAACAGTACAAGCTCTACTGCGGAGGATTCATCTGCCTCGAACTGGCGGACTACGGTGGATTCAGCGCCAAAGTCGCCAAATCCAAATTCGGCCGATTCCTCGAACAATATGATGAGGATTACGCGGATTATGCAATACGCAACAAATTCCGCGACGAATCAGACAAACTCATCGCCCCAATCCCCCCAGGCAGCGAACTCTCCTACACACTGGACACCACCGACTACAATCAGTTCGGCATATGGGTAACCATATCCGAGCAGGATGGGAGCGTCTCACAATACGTGTCCCGACGCATACCCAAACACAATAATCGACCCATATACACGATCGACCCCAATCATGTCGACGAACGTACATGGTTCGTGAAAAAATCAGATGATATAGTCCGCCGACTCACCACCGGATATCGCCTCGGCAAAATCAGATTCGAAGACCCACAAGTCAAAGCGGATTTCAGCCTGATCATAGGCAACCTACTCGGAAAATAAGGAGAATATAATATGACATTCACGGAACCGGACATGTGGGCGTTGTCCGCCGCCCTGTTTTTCATCGCCACGGACTATCTCACAGGAATAGTCAAAGCCATCATGCAAAACAACCTATCATCCCGCAAAATGCGCGAAGGGCTTGGCCGCAAGTTCGCCTACCTTGTACTCATCACAGTCGCATACGCCATCGACACGGTAAGCACGCACGTCAGCCTCGGACTACCCGTCAACGTGTTTATCATCACCGTCGGAAGCGTATGCCTGATCGAGCTCACCTCAATCCTCGAAAACATTTGCGACATCAACCCCGAGCTTAAAAACAAGCCATTCATGCGAATCTTCGACACCAAAAATGACAGCACGCCAGACCATAAGGAATAACCGTGGATAACATCACATGGATAGGTTCACCCAACCACAACAACGGGCGAAACGGATACCACGTAGACCACATCACCCTACACATCATGGTAGGCTACCTGGCTGGCACAGACAACGTGTTCCAATCCTACGGCGGCGCATCAGCCCACTACGGGATAGGCGGCGACGGCACCATACACCAATACGTCAGCGAAAATGACGGCGCATGGTCAGACGCCAACTACGCCAGCAACAACAGTACCATCAGCATCGAACATGAGGGAGGCATGCCAGAAATCCCCTGCACGCAAGCATGCATGGACGCATCAGCAGCACTCTGCGCCGACATCGCCCAACGATACGGATGGGACCACCTATGGCACGACGGACTCAACGGCAACATCTGGTTACATAGAGAAATCCCTGGAAGCGATCACGCCGGCTGTCCAGACCTAGCACCCAACGGACTTGACGTCAACTACATCATCAACTACGCGAACGAAATCCTAAAAGCAAAAGAAGGAGCAGACATGACAACACCGAACGAAGTATGGGACTACGGCATCGGAGACAGCGGAACCCCCGGAAAAGACAATCAGCCAGCATGGGTACACCTTAGCTGGACACACAAAGACACGGCACGCCTCTACGCTCTCCTAAGCCGCACAGATGACGGCGGCACCAAAGACGGCACCAAAGGCGACATCTTCACACGCATCTGCTTCATCGACAAACGAGTACGCGACATGACAGCCACCATCACCGCACAAGCCGCCGCCATCGAAGCACTCAGCAAAGCACTCGGCACCAATCCCGCCGACATCGCCGCCACCGTCGAAAAAGCCGTCAAAAACAAACTTGACGCACTTGAGATCACCGTAAGCGCCAAAGACAAAACCGAAAAGTAAACCAAATTACAACACAAGAAAAAGCCGGTAGGGAATTCCCACCGGCTTTTTTTCTTGGATTATTTATCATTCAACGTCATCGATCACCTCAACATCATACATGTAGCAAACGCCCTCTACACTACAACACGTATAATCAAAATCGCAATCACCATACTTATATTCAAGAACTGTAGTAAGAGCTGATTTAAACGTGACCGCACTATCATCATCTCCCATACAAGGCGCAACAGCTGTCTTAAAACCGTCAATATCGACCTCATATAAATTAGCCTGTTCAATCTCAGTTACATAGGCTTTAACTTTAAACATTTTTATTTTCCTTTCCCATCAAAAATCAACCAACTCATCACGGTCAAGCACAGTCACATCAACACACTGACACGGCTGAGGCCCATACTCCGCAAAATCACCAACACCAGCCACCATATCACTCGCCTGATCAACACAATAATCAACATCATCCACCCAATAAGCCCCCATCCGAGCCATCAACAGGCTCCAGAGCACCAACCTCAAAGAAATCATTAGACCAATCAGAACCATACTGCACACTATCCACATCCCACTCCCGAATAGTAACCTCAACGGCCTTAGTGTTATCAATCAGAATAGTCATTTTTTTTTCCTTTCCTTGACCAACAACCCCATAATACAACAAAACAAAAAACAACACGCCCAAAAAACAAAACACAAAAATTTACAATCAAACGATAAACCGTCAACAACAACAA